GTTTTGTAGAACGCAAAAATTCTCATACAAGATCCCGGACACATCTCAGGAAATTCAGACGACGCTTGCGCAGCTAAACTTCATCAGATGGTGTATCAAAAATAATATCATAGACTACATCTACGACAACAAGGCAAATCTTTTTATTAGGACCTGTAGTCAAAAATCTGTGTGAGAGACCCGTCCTTGATTTTAATAAAGTTGAGTGTTTTCGCCATGACGTGAAACCTCCTCTCATGAAATTCGAAGACCGTGGCCGAAGTACCCACCGGGTGCCTGCTACTAAAGAGCTTGGCGCGCAGGATGGGTTCGTTCACCACACTGAAATTGACGTGCCCGGACGCGGTCGCGTCGTTCGGATAAAGCGCAAAGCTATAGTTGTAAAAACGCCGAGTCATTGGGGTGTTCCGGTGGTGTAGACGAGGTTGAAGCACTCGCAGAAAGTGTGGACTTCCGGTGTGTTCGTCAATAACTTCCTGGTTGTCTAACGTGAGGGTGAGGTATTCCAGGTGCTCGTATCGAAGCGCCGGGTCGACCTGTTGAAAACTGGAATTGACGGGTATCTCATTGTAATTTGATGTTCCGCCAAACGCGTTATTTTGTGTATACATACACACGAAATACAACTCCTGTACGAGATTAGTGAAAACGAGTCTCATACTGACGTCCGTTTCCTCTGGGCCGACGAAAGTGTTATTATACTGTATTTGCTCGATGGCGAACTCGTGTTCTATATTCTGAATCTTGATTCTCTCAATGGAATCTAAAAAGACAACTTCCGTTGAGAGTCTCAAATCGAACGGCTTGTACGTGACAAGGTCGTTCTCGTTGGCGCCTACGAAACCTTCCAATTCGGCAACTCCGTGGTTCGTCATACAGATAGACTCCTCCACCTTTCTGAACTTCACTTCGACGTTAATCTCCGTCGCGGCCGACAGCGCACACACGGGAAAAGCCAACGCTGGTTTATCCCTGAAATAAAACGGAATCTCTAGACAGACTTCGCCACCCAGTTGTCTGGGAAAGGGTCGCGTCTTGGTGATGCGTGCGTTTGCGATAGTTGGATTGGTATCGACGTCTCGGAGGCACATATCATAGAGGTTTACTTGTTTCGTTGTCGGATACTCCAGCTCGTAGAAGAGATCTAAATATTCGGTCGTCAGATGTTGAATCACCACGCCACCGACGGAGAGTGTGATGTATTCTATGAAGTTGCACGCCTCGCCGTAGACGAAATCCTTATCTTCGAGGTTCGCATCGGCGAGGACGATGTCAGGCAAAGTCCATTTCAAGCTGACTCCTCGAAGCAAATCACAGTGGTCGCGGAGGATGGTAAACGTGTGTACCTCTCCATATTCAAAATCTTTCTTGGCTTCAATGTCGATGGTCTGGAGCGAGAATTGCGAACGTTTATGAAATCCTTCTTTCCAGAACGTGAAGTCGCTACCCGTGACGTAACGGTCCAAAAGCCCTTTGGACTCAACTTGAATGGAACCTGCCATACTACTAACTACTCACGAAAATTTTAAGCCAGCAATCCCGGAATCGAACGACAGAATGTTCATACTCAGAGCATACACCCGTATTCGGGTTTCCGTCTCGTACGAACCAGACACTGGACGAAACGACAGGGTGTTGGTATCGGGATTGACGTATCTATCGCGGTCTTTGAATTCGATTGAAAATTTCTGGTGAATAATCCTAGAAAAGTTGATGTGTCCGGCGGGGTCGGTCGATCCAGGGTCCATGGAGAACGAATACATCCCGAAAGTGGACTCTCCTATGTCGGGTATATTGACGTGGTGTCGAAAAGGTTGGACCACAGATAACTCGTGTCCACTCTCGCGGAAGAAGTTGATGTTGTTCAGTGTGAGTTCGGCTTGTTTTATCTGCCTGAAGATGTAGTTATTGTCCTTACCCGTCGCGTCAGGTGCTGGGTAGGGTTCTCCGAGGAAGAAAATCTCTTTGGTCGGATGCCGGAAATCGAGTAAAAAAGACTTTTTGTGCACGCCGCTTGGTATTCTTTCTTCGTGGAGTTGCAACTGCGTGATCATGTATTCCATGTGGACATCCTTAAACGCCTCGCGCTCCACGGTTGACAGGTAGACGTTTTCGGTGGTCAAGAAGACCTGACAGAGAATTTAGTCGGATAATACCCCTCCGTCTGCGACCCTTCACCGCCCCGATATACCTTGATAGCCTCGTGCTGGTCGCTAGTATCGAGCTTATGACGCAAGTATATGTACTCACCGCTGATGCGATCGATGACCTGCTCTCCAATCAAGAGTTCGGCGTATTCAATCAACTTCGTTATCGGGTTTCCGACCGTCTTCATCGCGTCGTAATCCGGTGTGAAGATTACAGTGAGGGACACCGAACTCAGTAAATCGGATTTATTGGACGGCACCCGGCACGTAATGATGTCGCCGAAGGTTGGATTACCCGTGAAAGGGATGTCACTGAAGTCGATTCCGAACGGGGTGTGACGCCTGAAGTTGTATATAAAGTGCGAAAAGTCCGGGCAATTGGGTGTCACCCACTCATCCTGAACTCCTCTCGCACAGAGGTACATACTATAGTTAACAAGTATTTTTTTAATACTCTACAGTCATATAACCACGTGAAAAACTTAGTTTTTGTAGTTGGATGTAATACAAATTCAGTTCGAACTCCCCCGAGAAGGCCTGGTCGTTGGCTTCGTCCGTGGAGGCACCCTCGACTGACTGAGCCGCGCCCGGGAACAGAGGCATGAGCTCAAATTCGATTAGGGTCCGGTCCGCGTTGAGGGTTCCGAAATCCAGGGAACCCGTACTTTGATCGTGAAGCGGATGGAGTGCAAAAGACTGGGTATATATGTTCGTCCTGTCATCCGTAACACCCAGATTACAGCTGTAAGGCACCGCGAATTTATAATGCTCGTGACTCTCCATCAGGGTGTTCGGAAATGATTCCCCGTTTAGGAAGAAGGTTGCCTTTTTCATGATCGGCGTGTTCCGTGTAACCATGCTATACGTAAGTGTCGGGTCGACACCTTCCTGCGTTCCAACTATCCACTGGTAATCTCTCGCCCGACTCCTCACGAACGTTACGTACCTGTGCGTGGCGAGGTCCTGTGTGGTAAACAGCTTGTCTCTGAAGAACCAGTGGAAGGTTTTGACTTTGCTCTTCGGTTCCAGGTTCACCTTCAAAGTCCTGGACTCGGTCGTAAAAGAGGTATGCTTCTTCACCACGTTGACCAGCACGTCGTAGTTGCTATCCACGATGTACAAACGCTCTTCGCCCTTCAGTTTAATCTCTTCGGTGATGAGTTGAAAATTATTCAGCTCTATCACGTCGGGTTTGAACTCACCGGGTGCGGCGGGATCGACACCCTGCCACCAGCTTTGTGGATGGAAAGTCAGCTCAAACTGGATTTTTTGCCGATGAATCGCACACACTGGAAAGTACTGCCGGTCTTCAACCTCTTTCCTGAGTTCGGTCTTGCCGTACTTTCGACAAAAGAACATCGAGAGGGGGATGATGAAACGGTTCGAAAATTCGTACGACGCCACTGGACTAACCCCGGGTGTGAATGGTTCCGACATGTTTTGCAGCACCAGGTTGCCCTGCCTACTCTGGGGGTCCAAGTAGACGCTCTCGTGTATCATTTCCCAATCGTCCGTAATCTCCTCTAGCAAAATGTCATCCACGTACATGGCTATTTTTTTCAGGAATCCGCGACCGAGTGGCGTCGTGTAGTTGACGTTGGTGTTCTGTTTCGCCGGCAAGTCCAGTTTCAAATAAATATTGGTCAACAGATCTCCCATGTTCCTTGGGTCGTATTCGACCTTAACTACCTGATTGAACGGCCAGCCCGCGGCGCGACCGGGATTGAGCACATCTCTGGTTCGGTGGTATTTTCGAAACTCGCTGTGGGTAGTTATATTTTCGTAATTAAAATTTGATCTATCTGGGTCTTTGCTCACTAGATACGTGTCTTGCTTGCCAAAGGCTTTGAGCTGCAATTTCGCCGCCGCGCTCATATACTATATCCATACTTGATATTTTTTAAGTCAACTTTGTACATCGTGTCACAACCAGTCTGCTCGATGATGGCGAGTTGCTTTCGAAGCTTCTCAGCCTCGTCGTTCATGAGAGCGACTCTTTCCTCTGTGTACTCCACAGTCTTAGTGTTGAGGAGATAATCGAACGTGCGTTCAACTTTTGGGAATTTCCGCGCCGAAATCTCGTCTTCCAGGTCTCTCTTTCTCTTTTTAAAAACGCGAATCTCTTCGTTCACAACTGCTTGGATGAACCGAGCGCGATGAGAAGTGATGTCCGATTTGCTTCGCATCTCCTCGATGAGATGGGCCTTTCGTTTCTTGTAGTACTCCATTCGAAGCTGGAAAAAATCAACCAGGATCTCCTCGGGTGTCTCATACTTGTGGATACCTCGAGTTGGGTGGAACAAATGCATGTTTGAGCACCTGATCGTCTTTTCCAACTTTAGGTCCTTCACAAGATCTTTCCCGCTGTACTCTTGAATTAGGAAATTTACACTCTCCGTCGTACTGTTGTTCGCGTAACTCGAAATAATTTTCTGTTCGATGAGGGTATCCAGGTGTTGCTTGTAATCCTGGGTCCATCGACCGGGTGGTAGTTCGGTCACGTGGATCGTGTTTTCAACGCACGTCCAGACGCCTTGAGCGACCCACGATTCGCTATCAGACTGTAAGATCTGACCACGGAATCCGCGATACCAGGGCTTCATCTTTTCGCAACTTCTACCACAGAGAAGATTTATCAGGTTGGCCTTGATGTCGTCTGGATTGAAGGGAGGCACGGAGCAACTGAAGCCTGTGCCGATACCTTCTGTACCATTGACGAGAACCATAGGGAGGGTAGGCATATAAAACTCGGGTTCAATAGACCGACCATCGTCGTCGAGGTAGGTAAGCACCGCATCGTCTCGGGGATCAAAAATAGCACGCGCCTCTGGTGTAAGTCTGGTGAAAATGTAACGAGTCTGGCTGGCATCCTTACCACCCATGAGTCTGGTTCCGAACTGACCACAAGGTTCCAGAAGATTTATGTTGTTACTGCCCGTATAGTCATTTGCCAACTTCACAATCGTTTCTGCCAGAGACACCTCACCATGATGATAAGCGGACTTTTCAGCCACGTAAGCAGCCAGCTGTGCAACCTTCATCTCGGCAGTCAAATTCTTCTGGAAACACGAATACATAACCTTCCTTTGGGATGGTTTCAGACCGTCGCAGACATGTGCAATGGATCTTTTAAGATCAGCAAGACTAAAGTTCACAAGGTCCTTGTGAACAAAATCTGTAATGTTTAGATTTTTTACGTTACCATATGGAATTTCAAGGTCTTTTGGGTTTTTTGCTGTACTCTCGAGAAGCCACATCTTACGGTCATCACTCTTCTTTTTGTCAAAAGCCAAAACAATAGACTCGTCAGTCATGGTGTCAA